CGAATATATATCCTCAATAAAGTTTCAATCTGGGTGCAATGAGGTGTTGTGTAGTATTGGTGAAGGAGATTGTCATAGAAATAAACTACTATTACCTAAAGAATATAAGTCCAACAGAGATAAAACAACTAGACCGTTACTTCTTAAAGCTTCTAGAGACTACCTACAAGAGAAATACCCTACCGAGGTAGCTGTAGGCATAGAAGCTGATGATGTATGTGAGATATATGCATATGAAGGGTATATTAATTATAAGAAAACAGGAAAGTTTAACTACTTGCTTGCAGCTATGGACAAAGACTCTAGAGGGACCCCATCTCTCTTGTTTGACTACAATAAAGATGGACCTCTTTGGAAAAACCCTAACCCTTGGTTAATAGAAACATCTAATGTGAGTAAAGGAGAGATAGAGTTTGTTGGTAAGGGGTGTAAATGTACTGGGTTGATGCAAGTATGTTACCAAGTTTTAACAGGGGACAGTTCTGATGGTTTTCACCCTTACTTAAAATTCCCAAAAGATATGCATCCAGGAGAAGCTTATTCCGATGCTAGTTTTTACAAGGATTTTATTACTTTGAAAACCCCTCAAGCGTGTTTACAGAAAGTAGTGGACAAGTACTATGAATTCTTTCCAAAAGGCCTTCAATACACCGCATGGGAGGGTTGTGAGGTAGATAAGGACACTTTGTGGTGGTTGGAACAACAATTTACGTGTGTATATATGCTTCGTAAGTACGAAGATACGACAGATATTGAAAGCTTATTCAAATATTTCGACATAAATTATGAAAAAATAGTTGGCAATAACGTTGAGAAGGTGTTACCATTAGTACAAGAATCTGCTCTAAGAGTAGTCATTTCGGACATTAAAGCAGCATTGGAAGAGGTAGCTAAGAAGGACTATAAACCAGCCCAGAAGAAAGGTGATTTAATTGTTTGCCTGGAAAATAAGGTATGTAAAGTGGAAGAAATACTCTCAAACTTAGAAGATTTATACGAAACAGGACCTTAAAATATGACACTCTCAGACAAATACAAGATTGAAGAAGATAGATATAACCTAACATTATATCAGAAAAGGATAGTTAAAGAGGGAGATAATGCTGGCAAAGTTAACTGGGTTAGTATAGGCCATTGGTCTCCTTCTCTTAAAGGAAGGTCACAATTATATCAAAAAGTAATTAACTTAGAAATAAGTGATACTGAGAAACAAGAACTTCAGCAAATATTAGATCTTATTAGGAAGGTTAGTGCTGAGATAATGGAAGGGGGTTTTTTAAATAAAAATCTATAATTGAAATTTGTTAGTATGAAAACCTAATTGTAATAGAGTAGAATATTTACCATGAACATGAACATTAATATATCAACTTTCAAAATTATCATATTTACTTTAATATTTACAGTATGTAATGAAGCTTTTTCACAAAAATTCTGTCCAAAGTTTACTCCTGAACAAGAAGGATTAATATTAGCGGCTTATTACAAGGGACTTCCAGAAAACTTAGGATACACCTTAGCTGCCATCACTTGGAAAGAATCATTTGTCGGTAAATGGGTTGTTAAAGTTAATAACCGATATAATCCAAAGAAAGATAAACACTATGAATCTTACGGAGTCACCCACATAGAGCTCACTACAGCTATGTATCTTGTTGGAATGAAAAATTATTGGCAAGCAAGAGCCGAAATAGTCCCACGTTTAATAAATGATAATAATTATGCGTGGGAACTAGCCCTAATGAAATTAAAAACTCTTAGAAGACATTCTTGGGAAGAAAAAGTAAAACGTTACAATGGAATAGGTAGTGTTTCTTACGGTAAGGAGGTTGTAGATAAGGTTCGTACACTACAATATTGTTATAAATTTGAAAAATCTTATTTAAAGGAAACAAATTTTTGGGGTATAAAGAAGATTGTCTAGTCGGTACTGTATTTAAAACAAAGAATAAAACAAAAAGTATACAAGATTTAGGAGTAAAGTATCAAAACGTATTAGATGAAATGATATTATCTCTGTTTTAAATAAAGTTAAACTTGAGAAGAGTTTAGAAGGTAAAATAGTAAGAGTAGTTTAGGTAATAATAAAAGAAGGTATTATGGTCGGTAAAAGAAGAAGAGTAATAGCTAAAAGATCACGTAAAGATAAACGTAATGGTGTTAAAAGGGGTTTCTATAATGTACCAGATCAATTAGACATAGACTTACATCAACAAGAATACTTACGACTATCTAAAAGTTTAGATGAAACTGGGGCAGCTTCTCCATTAACAGATAATCAACTTAAATCTTTGATACGATCTGTTGTAAGAGAGAGGTGGATGTATTACTCGACAAGACTCAGCTTCTTAAACAGTAAATTAGTTCCTGATACTGACCCAAGTACCAGAAGAAGGTTTAAAACTGAATGTAATATATGTAAGAATTGGTTTACCAAATCTGATGTAGACGTGGACCATAGAATAGGAGAACATTCCTTCACAAAGCTGTCTCAAGCCAAAGAATGGGCAAGTAGTATCCTAGATGTAGGTTTTGATGACCTGCAGATACTATGTACAGATGTTTGTCACCCAATCAAGACGTTATCAGAATCTCACAATGTAACTTTCGAAGAGGCTGTTTTTATTAAAAAAGCAATTGCTTGGGAGAAAGACAAAAACATAAACCATAAACAATTCCTGGCAGATAAAGGATTCTCAGATAAAGAGGTATCTAATAAAGAAAAGAGACGTGAGTGCTATATTAACTCCCTAACCAAACAGGATAAAAATTAATGCAGATTACATATTTAAATGGGGATGCCACTTACCCAACCGGTGGTGGTAATAAAATGATAGTTCATGTTTGTAATAATATAGGAGCTTGGGGAGCTGGATTTGTACTTGCTATAAGTAAGCGTTGGAAGGAGCCAGAAAATAGGTTTAGGCAAGAATATAAATTATTTGGAAACCCTGCTATGGGGTCCTGTCAGGCTGTAGAGGTAGAGGAAGATATTTATGTAATGAATATGGTTTGCCAACAAGGGGTCTATTACAAGGGAAGAGAGGACGCACCTATACGTTATGAGGGATTAGAATATTGTTTAAAAGGGGTATCTAGGGCCTCTGAACAGTTTGGAAATGCTTCTATTCATATGCCACGGATCGGATGTGGATTAGGTGGAGGGAAGTGGGAGACCATTGAACCTATAATTAAAAGAACATTAATAGATAAAGGTGTGAAGGTTTTTGTGTATGACTACAACTAAGAGTAATGGTGATCTATTAAGGGCAGTAAAAAAGTATTACTATTTAACCCAAAGCCCTAATGACGGAAAAATGGAAGTTAATGATAAGAAGAAGGGTAGTGTTGTGTACCGTACAAGAAGTATTGAAAAGGCAACCACCTGGGCGGTTAAACAATTAATAGAAAGAGACATAGTAGAGGTAGAAAATAAGAATGGAGACAACAGTTGAGGAATTCAAAGGTATAACTAATAGGGCTGATTTACTAGAACTTTGTAATACTCTTTATCATATCAAACAGAAGAGAAAAAATGGATTTATTCAAGTAGTAGAAAAAAGTACAGGTAAGGTAGTTAAGAGAACTAAGACAGGTAAGGGTGCTGCTAGGTTTGTTATTAACCAATTACGAAACATACAACAAAAGTGGGAGGAAGAAAACAGTAAAACATAAACTAAGATATTAATATTAATCCAAAAGAGAATACTGAAGTAATGTTAAGATTAACAAAACAACTAGTAGAATTGATAAATAACTTAAAAGAGAATAACTACTCCAGAAGATCTATAGGAGGTATAGTAAATATTCCAGAAAGTACCTTAAGAGGTTGGGAGAAAAGAGGACTATTAGATTCACCTAATTATGTAAGTCTAGAAGAACCTCAAGAAGTGGTAGGAACTCCCAAAGAGATAATAATTATTGCTGATACTCAATGTAAAAGCGAAGAAAATCTTGAATACATGAAGTGGATTGGTAATTATATTGCTTATAAGAAGCCAGATATTATTGTTCATATAGGAGACCACTACGATTTTCCTAGTCTATCTTCTTATGATAAAGGTAAAAAATCTTTTGAAGGAAGACGACTTAAGTTAGACATAGAGGCTGGTAATACAGGTCTTGAATACCTCATGGACCCCATCACAGAAGAGAGCTCTTTTGGAAAAGAATGGAACCCGAGATTAGTTTTTTGTTTAGGAAACCATGAACACCGTTTTGACAGATTAGCTGAAGAGATGCCAGAATTAGATGGTTTTGTAGGAACAGATACTTTACCAATACAAGATTTTGGTTGGGAGGTTCATCCATTTCTAAGACCAGTTGAAATAGAAGGAATTTACTTTTCCCATTTCTTAGCAAACCCTATGACAGGAAAGCCTTTTGGTGGGGCGGCTCTCAACCAACTTAAGAATGTAGGTAAGAGTTTTGTTGTAGGGCATAAACAATGTCTTGATGTAGCAATAAGACCAACACTAGACGGTAAACATCAAATAGGGATTATAAACGGAGCCTGCTACCCATTCGATGAAAAATATAAAGGTTTTCAAGGTAATAATCATTTTAGAGGTCTAACAGTTCTACATGAAGTTAATGATGGTTTTGGACTACCAATGTTTGTATCCCTTGACTATTTAAAAAAGAACCACTCCTGAGATTAAGTAATTATGAACATAGAAACAAAAGATTTTTTAGAAAAACTCCTAATAGAATGGACACAAGGAGTCCCTTCTAGTAAGGAAGACTTAATGATGAATGACATAGCTCAAATTACTTCTATAGATATAGTAAACGAATTATGCGAAGCATTAGGTATTTATGAGGAGTAAAGAATATTATGCAAAGTATGGTAACATTTTATTCAATTGTATATAATATTTTTAGTTACTTGGTAGTTTTATGGGAGGTTGTTTGATTTGAAAGATTTACGAAATAGGATTCCTTGTTCTGTAAGTCAAGAACTTGTTGATATGGTAGCTAACACCTACCCTCAGTGGTTTATAGAGGGCGAGAGAATCCTTATACATAAACTATTATTCTACATAGGGTTCAAATTGGACCATGACATGAAGACTTTAGGGTACTATAAAAGTATGGATGTTCTGGTAAGAGATAATTCATACCCTAGTAAGATTTACAAGACAAAGTGCGTATATAACGGTGAAGTGAGAAATACGGTACATCGAACAGATCCGATTAGAGGTTACATTACCTATAGTAGGCATAAACACCCTCTAGCGTATCTGTATAAGTCTGTAGGTGTATTACAACCCTCTAATCTAGCAGATATAATACCTCACGAGGATTTTAGTGACATCCTTGACATAGGAGACCCAACAGTGTATGATAAAGCGTTTTTAGTAAAGGATAAGCCTAGTCAAACCACAAGAAATATAGTGAGGAACTAAATAAAGGAGTCCTTAGTCATTAATATAAGTCTATTAAGTTAATTTTCGGTGTAGGTATAAGTATTTATGGGCAAAAGAAACAAAAGTGATGTAGTTGAAAAAAGAAGAGAAAGTAAGACTGTTACTGGGAGGATAAGAAAGGGTAAGTTTTTAAACAAAGATTATATAGCTTCTCCAGTAGTTGCTAAAAATGAAAAACAAAAGGATTTTTTGAAAGCCTTAAAGCATAAACAAGTGATTCTATTTGATGCACCTGCAGGTTGCGGAAAGAGTTATCTTACAGCAACAGAAGTAACTGATTGGTTAAAGAAAGGTGAATACGATAAGGTTATCCTCTCCCGTCCAAGCGTAGGGATGGGAAAGACTTTAGGCTTGCTCCCTGGTTATCTTGAAGAAAAATTCACACCCTACCTTCTCCCATTAATTACTGTCATCAAAGATAGATATGGCAGCGGGTTTTATGAGTCATCTCTTAGTAATGGTGTCATAGAGTTTGCCCCTCTTGAGTACATCCGAGGAAGAAATATCGACTCTGTTCTAGTTTTAGATGAAGCTCAAAATACAACACCTGAAGAGATGTTTACAATACTCACTAGAATAGAAGAAAACGGAAAGCTGATAATACTAGGAGACCCCAACCAAAATGATTTAAGAGGAGAGAATGGGATACAATGGTTAAAATTGTTTGTGAAAAATAATCCAGAACTTTTGGAGTATATTCAAATAGTAACAGCAACCTCTGATGATATTGTAAGGGGTGGTTTATGTAAAAAAGTAGTTAAGGCTAAGGAGAAACAGGTTATGAAAGATTAATGGTTTAAAATAATATTTTTTTATCTCCTAACACAATACAGAGTAATTTATGACAACAGTTTTAGTAACCGAAGATAATATGATGTTATCAGATTCTCAAATGTCATTAGAATCTTTTATAATATCTTATGATTGTAGTAAAATAGAAAAAATCAATGGACATCTAGTTGGGGTTTCAGGTATTTGGTCGGATGCCTTTGCTTTTAAGCAATGGTTTGCTAAATTAGAAGAAGCAAAAGAAGCTTCTGAAATATTTACTAAGTGTGATATACCTATCCCTGAAAAAGAAGAGGACAGTGATTACGGGTTTTGTGCCTTAGTATTAAGTCCTGATGGAACCTTAACATACTTTGAAGATAATAATAAATCCTTTGAAGTGGAAAAACCTTATGCTATTGGATCTGGAGGACAATACGCAATATGTTCTTTAGATGGAGGATCTGATAATTATACAGCAATGACTGTAGCTATTAAAAGGGATGTATATTCAGGTGGTAAAATTCATGTATTGAAATTAGAGGAAGAGGGTACAGAAGATGAGTACGAAGAAAATGACGATGATCTCTAAAAAAGATTTCCTTAACCAAATAACACAACTGGTTGAAGACATTGGAGATATAAAATTAATAAAACATAAAAGTGATGGGAAGCATAGGACGTATTGGGCTGATGGTGTTAAGGTATTCTTAGTATCTGACACTAGTCCAGATAAAACTTATTATAAATTTACTTAAATAGAAAAAGAGAACCTACATGGATTCATCTAAGATAAAAATAACCACAAGAACACTAGATATACTTGGACCGGACTTAATTACCCCAATATCTACTGTAAAAGTAGATATTATACAAAACGAGGAAGTAGGGGGAGCTATTATTACTATAGAGGGTAATACCTTTGATGCGAATGATATTATATCATTAGCTAACCTTGCACATCATATAATAACTGAATAAAATATTATTTAATATCTTGACAAAAGATCTCTTTAAGGAGATCTTTATTTTCAATCATAGCTTTAATAACCATATCATAACTCCACTCACCTCCTCTACATAAGCCAATATCATAACTCCACTTAAGTAACTGAATCCTAAGGTCATGTTTTTTGGCCTCATTTATATCTAAGAAGGATTGTCCATCTTCTGTTGTATAACATGGTAGTTTTTTACTTGTTATTGTCATAATTGATTACCTCTTTATATTATATCCCTGCAACCAAACCCACAGTTGTGAATATAAACACTATCAATATTTTACTTAGTATTGATTTTATCATTTTCATTCCTACCTTAATTATCTTCATCACTTGTTAATTGTCTTAATTTCTGCCAAAGATGGTTTAACTCTTCAAAGCTTTCAATCATTAAATCGTAACTCTTATGCATAGCTTCTATCTTATTACCGCCACATTGATATCTTACGTTCTTTGTTGTAAAGTGTAACCCTTCTAACTTTTTTATCTTATCTTCAGGGTAATCATCTGGCAAGGTTGACATAAGCTCTTGAAACAATCTCTCCCTTTCATTCTCAAGTTCTTCAAATTTTCCATCCTTGCCTAATTGTATAAGTTTATCAATATCCACAATACATACCTTTAATAGTCCAGTTTATACGATTTTACACCATTGCTCGTTAAGTAGTCAAGTCCTTCATCAGATCCATATGTATTTCTGTAGTATACAGATACTATTCCGGCATCTACTATATCAATTGCACAAAACTTACAGCACTGGTGAGTACAAAATAACACGCTACCTTCACTACTTTCTGTAGATTTCAGTAGACCGTAGAGGGCGTTTATCTCGCTATGACGAACCTCTGGCCTAGTAACCAGACCCTCTTCACTTTCAACCTCACAAGATCCGTCAATATGGGAAGGTAATGCATTGTACCCGCAAGAGATGATCCTATTATTCTTAACTATTACACTTCCAACTTTAAGTCTTTCAGCAGAAGAACATTTAGCAAAAGCTTCTGCACATTTCATATAAGCTCTTTTATGTTTATGTTTCAATTAAAATCCTCCCGTCATTTGGGGATGTTAGTATTTTAACCATTTCTTCAGTTCTCCCTTTTGTTAAGATGAAAATCACTTTTAATTATATTACCAGTACCAGAACAGTGTTCACATTCTGAAACCTCTACATTAATATAATAAATAAGTTCCTCTAAATATCCTTTAACATTCTCAACCAATTCTTGCAAGGTATTACCACTAAATCCTATTATTGGTGTATACCCCTTATAGTTATCCTGCTTATTTGTCATCTCGAATATTTGTTCTTGTTTCATTGTTACACTTTTCCTTGTTAGTTTAGGTTTAGCATAGCTTCTACCATTCTTCTTTTTAATTTCATAAATCCTGTCCCAAGGTTTAATTTTGATATTCTTTTCTACTGTAAAACAAAAGTCATAATCACTTGTAACAATGGCATTCTTAGGGTTTATATTTTCTTTTATATATTGACGTACTATATTATACGTTTGTTCTGAAGTAATACTACAAGGTCTGCTATGTAAAGCAAAACCAGGAACTAATATCTTATCTAATTCAGAGTATATAGAAATACTTGATAAATCTAATTCAACTGTACCTTGATGGCTGTGATTTGACCTATAAACCGTATACTTAATATCTTTAGGTTTATCAATACTTGATATTTCTACTTCACCAACATACTCTATTTCAAACTCTATTTCCCCCCAACTATCTTCTTCTATGTCGTGTATTTCTTCATACCAAGAATAGTACTTACGTAACTTTTCAACCGCCCAAACCCAATCACCATCCCCGTCATAAGTAAAGCCTACTTCTTCTCTAGTAAAATATTTAGGGGTCTTATCACTAATATCTTCAATATCTTTTATTTCATATCGATGGTTAATCTGTCTACCTTTTATTAATTGACTAATACTCTGCAACTCTGCCTCATCTTCTATTAATAACCAGTCTTTGTGATTAGTACTTTTTGGTGATTTGTTGTTATATTTAAACTTTTTAGATAAAATATCACTTCCCAAGAAGCAGGACTTAGTAGAAGTTATAAACAGCCCAAGGTTTGTTTTGTAAGCTCTTATTTTTATCATAATTCATACCCACATGTAGATTGTAACAATTCAATAATAGAAGTTTCGTTATGGATAAAAACACCTAACTCTTTGG